CCCAAAAATAGCCCCGGAGGCATATTCCCACAAACAAAAGTAGAAGGGAGGTCGTGTGCCAGCGAGGAAAAGAGGCGTGAAACTAGATAGAACTCCCCGCAAACCCGCGACAACTCCCGAGGGTCGTGAGAATGAGCTCGTTTCTCAAGCCGTTGATCTCGCTGAGAAACAGATTCGTAGCGGAACAGCCTCATCTCAAGTCATTACACACTTTCTAAAGCTTGGTTCGACTCGTGAAAAGCTCGAACAAGAGCGACTCGAGCATGAAAACGAACTTACACGCGTTAAGATCGAAGCTCTTGAGTCTCAGAAGCGTGTAGAAGAGTTGTACATGGAAGCTCTTACAGCTATGCGGTCATATGCGGGAGATTTACCAGCTCACGATCCCGACGATGAAAATTAGAACATATTCTGAACTTTCTCAACTAGAAACATTTGAAGAACGATACCGTTATCTCCGATTACAGGATGTGGTTGGAAGATCGACGTTTGGGTTTGATAGATTAATTAATCAACGATTTTATCACTCGAACGAATGGAAGAGACTTCGAAGTTTCGTTATAACCAGAGATAATGGTTGTGATTTGGGGATTCTAGGTTATGAAATTTATTCAGGGTTGTTGATTCATCACATGAATCCTATATCACTAGATGATATCAGAGATGGTGGTGATCTGCTGTTTAACCCTGAATATTTGATAACCACAACGCTTCAGACACATAACGCGATTCATTACGGCGATGAAACACTTCTTCCTAGAGGTCCAGTCGAACGCACAAAGGGTGATACGACACTCTGGTGAAAGGAGGGAGATGCAACCAACCGACATCGTTAAGAATCATCCAGCGGAAACGGCGGGCCCTCTTGCGATGGCATTAGCTGCTCTTATTGCAAGTCTTGCTGACATTACAGATACCAATACGATTCTATATTTGGCCCTTGTACTTTCATTTGTCCCAGCTGTAGTAACTTGGATCGTTGACCTAAAACGAGGGTCCGCAAATGGACCTACTTCTGATCCTGGCAGTTGAGGAGCACATTCCATGGGCCGCATTAGGTGGATTCCTTTTAGGTGTAGGTAGTGCGCTTAGCGGATATGCTGCGATTATATCAGCTAGGAATGCTATCAAGAAAGAAAAGGAGAAATGTAAGGACGATACGCCTACTGACGACATCAGCTCTAATCAATCACGGTAAAGACGAAGGGATAATACGAATGCGTAAGCTTATCGCGCTGATTGCTGCAATTTTTGCTTTTGCGGCATTTACATCCGTGGCTCAGGCGAACACCACGGATTCTTGTGTTGATTTCGGGTCTGGGCAGAATAACTGTTTCACGACTACGTCCGAGACTAATGTAGATTTCGGCACCGTGCACATGGGCAAGTTTAGTGCTGGTACTTTCACGCTGGTTTGCACCAAGTACAATGAAGTGTTCGTGAAGCAGGGTCGTATTGCCAAGAACGGGACGCGAAATTTCTTCGTCGAGGGCCTGTTCGGACTGCACAATCCTGACTGCACGCTTAGCGCACATGCAATTTCGACCGTTGATGGTAGGCGAGCAAGCGCCAGCGTAACGCTTATCGATTAGGTTGACAGGGTCTGAGGTCTCGGCGATTCGGGGAGGTGATAATGACGGTAGTTTCGAAAGTTACTGCACTAGTGGTATCGGGATCGTTGATGGCTGCAGGAGCTGGATATTTAGGAGCCGCAGCACTGAGTCAAGAAGCGAATACACCGCTTAAAACAGTAACAGTTAATGTTGGCACGGGAGAGCCAGGGCCTACTGGGCCGCCGGGACCTCAAGGACCTCCAGGAGTTTCAGGACCACAAGGACCTATAGGAGAAACGGGTCCGAAAGGCGATCAAGGTATTCCAGGTGCAATTGGTCCTCCTGGACCTCCTGGCCCAGCTGGGACTGATCTATGTGCTGGAGCACCAGCAGGTTATGCGCCAGGAATTCTACAAATTAACGGCGTTGGTGGACATACTCGTATCTATACATGTGTTGAATTGGCAAAGGAGCCTCAATGATCGAAGAGAGGAGCATCGTGGACGAGGACACTCAGCAGTTCGATCCGTTTGAAGGTGAAAGGGAAGGCGATCCCGAGGTAGATCCCGCACCCGAGACACCTGAGACGCCCGAAGCAGAACCAGAGAAAGAGAACGGCGAATCTGAGGGGGATGAAAATGACGGAGAAGAAGCAGCCGGAAGCTGAGGCAGAAAAGGCTGAGGAAAAAGCTCCCGTACAAAAGAAGTATGACGGTGGAGAGATTCCTCGAGAAAACGCAGAAAAGAAAGACTAATCAAAATAAAGTAGGTGAGATAGATGGAACCGAGTATTCTTACAAGTGTGAAAAAGGTTTTGGGGATAGCACCAGAGTATCTCGTATTTGACCAAGACGTTATAATGCATATTAACACCGCGCTCTCTACTCTCACTCAGCTAGGTGTTGGACCTGCTACAGGATTTACAGTTGATGATGTTGATGATGAATGGGATGATTTCGTAGATCCAGCAGATCATCAGTATAATGCAGTAAAGTCGTACGTTTTTCTTCGAGTTCGAATGCTTTTCGATCCTCCACAGACATCATATCTTATTAATGCTCAGACCGATCAGATTAAGGAACTCGAATGGCGTTTGAACGTTCATCGGGAAGAGACTGGATGGACTGATCCCGATCCTCCCATCGTATCGGATGATACTGAAGCAGCTTAGGAGGGTAGATGGCTGAGAGAGAAAGTTCTCAAGAAGAGAGAGAACGGAAAGATGCAGAAAAAGCTGAGTATCGTGAACAAAGGCGCGAACGACTAGGGCACGTCGAGGAGTGGGAGAAGAAGCCCAAGGCTAAGGCCAAGCCCAAAGCGAAGGAAGAATCGGAATCGGAGGAATAATGACTTCCGCCGAAGTTGTAGGAAACATTCTTTCGCATCACGGTATTAAAGGTATGAAGTGGGGCGTTCGTCGAAAGGCTACAGTCAGCCGCGGAGTTCAACTGCATCCCGATGCTGCTCGAGCTCGTACCACTCATCAAACGTTAAAGTCGCATGGATCTCATGCTCTTTCGACTCAAGATCTTCAGCATTATGCTAATCGATTGAGTGTTGAACAAAATGTCAGTCGACTTCAATCAAATCAGAAAAATGCTGGCGCAAAGTTTGTAACCAAGACTCTTGGACGAGTTGGTAATAGGGTTCTCGACAGAATCGTTGATAAGAGTCTAGACGCCAGTTTCAAAGTAGTTCTTGGTAGGTAGAAAGGAGGGTTGGCGTGGGCCTGTCTAATACTGCGACTCCGATCTATTACGGTCGGTTTCGTGAGGCAGTCCTCCGAGGAGAAATCCCTGTAAATAGAGAGATCTCGATGGAGATGAATCGGATTGATTCGCTCATCGCTAACCCTAATATCTATTATGATGATCAAGCGGTTGAGGGGTTTATCCGTTATTGTGAAGGAGAATTGACTTTAACGGATGGATCGGATCTTCATCTTCTTGATTCTTTTAAACTTTGGGCTGAACAAATCTTTGGTTGGTATTATTTCGTTGAGCGTAGCGTCTATGTTCCGACAAAAGATAATCATGGTGGTCATTATGAGAAAAGGGAGATCAAGAAACGCTTAACCCTTAAACAGTATCTAATAGTTGCTCGAGGAGCAGCTAAGTCGATGTATGGATCAGTCATACATAGTTATTTTTTAAATGTTGATACGTCGACTACACATCAGGTCACTACTGCACCCACCATGAAACAGGCAGACGAAGTTATGTCTCCGTTTCGTACTTCCATCACACGCGCGCGAGGACCTCTGTTTAAATTTCTCACAGAAGGATCGCTGCAAAATACTACTGGATCGAGGGCTAATCGTGTTAAGCTCGCAGCCACCAAAAAGGGAATTGAAAACTTCCTCACCGGATCCTTGCTTGAAGTTCGCCCAATGGCGATTAATAAGCTCCAGGGTCTACGTCCGAAAATCTCCACTATCGATGAGTGGTTGTCAGGAGATCTACGAGAGGATGTTGTCGGAGCTGTCGAGCAGGGTGCATCGAAACTAGAGGATTATTTGATCGTTGCTATCAGTTCTGAGGGAACTGTTCGAGCGGGTTCTGGAGATACGATTAAGCTGGAGCTTGCCGATATTCTCAAAGGTGAATACCTAGCGCCACACGTTTCAATCTGGCATTATAAACTGGATGAAATTGAAGAAGTTGGTAATCCAGCTATGTGGGTGAAAGCTAATCCAAATTTAGGAGCAACAGTTTCGTATGAAACCTACCAGCT